GAACATGTCCTAATGAACTTACAAGATCAGAAAGTTCAACTCGTATATCAGAACTGCGTACTAAGGTTGAGAAATTGAAAACAAAACTCAATACTTTAACATCTAAAGAACTTAGATCTGATAAAGTGGTTATTGAATGCCATAAAATTTTAGCATCATTAGAGACACAATTTATTGAAGTTATGGTGTTAGAAAATTCAAATTTAACTCGAGTAAAACCAGTTGGTGTATGTATTCAAGGTGAAAAGCAGATTGGAAAAACGAATCTCGTTGATATATTAACAAAGAAAGTTTGTAAGTACGTCAAAGAAAACGGAGGTTTAGCGTTCCGAAATGCTGATAGTTGGAATACATGGACTATCCAAAGTCGAGATGAATTTGATACAGGTTACACTGGACAAGAAATAACTTATGATGATGATGCCTTTCAACAAAAAGACAACAAAGATCATTTACGTTGGTTCACGTTTATATCAAATTCTCCAGTAGGAACAAATCAAGCGGATCTAAAGCAGAAAGGTCTTCTATATAAAAGTAAATTGGTTTTTGCGACGTGTAATAAAATGCCAATTAAAAGTATCACTATTGAAGATATTGAAGCTTTACATGCTAGATTCCCACATACCATTGTAATGAAACGAAATGGTAAAGCAGTTCCTAAAGGTAGTAATCGTGTAGAAACATACGATTGGGTAGATATGTTATATGGACCAATGGAAACAGCTATAAGTGATCTTAGTGCTAATAAACCTGTAACAGGTGGAAATAAAGTTGGTTCATTAACAAAATTATCTTTAGATGAGATTGTCAAACGTATTGGTGATGATTTGATCTTGCAAGATAAATACTATAACTCCTGTATTGGTTCTACACAAGAAGAAGTTGTAGAAGGTGATCAACAAGCACTTACGGAATATTATAATGCTGATACCAATGAAGATGATCCAATGTTAACATTCATACATGGTATTGTTTCGTCAATGGATCAATGTGGTCAAATTAATCGAAGACGAGTAAATCCAATCCTTAAAAATGACGTTGTTGAATATTATAAAAAGAATTTAATGAGTTTTAGAGCTTTTAATTTAATTAAAACTATGAAAGGAACAACAATGAATTTTGATGATTGGTTAGAATCATATATACGTTGTATGGTTCGTGGATATTCTAATAATGTCTATGATATTGAAGAAATTGCTGTTAGTAAACTAACAGGTCTACAATTAGCATGTGCTCGTCGTTTAGCAAGTGCAAAACAACTAATTACGTTAGTTAGACCTAGTACTAGTGAACAGGATTATAAAACGATATTAGAAGAGATCGAAGAATATCTAAATTTTGAAGTTAATATCTTGGAATATGATGTAACCACATTAGCAATGGCTAAGATTGTCCTAAATGAAATACCTTCTATCATTAAGGAAAGTTCTTGGAAGAACGTGTATCCATGGATAATGTCTTTAAGAAATAAAATTACAGGTTTAATGTTTGTAGAACATATGGATATGTATCCGACAACCTTAACGGAATTCTTAACCACATTAGACGTATGGCAAGTTGAAGACATCCAAGGATTCAGATCATATTATGTACAACCTACTCTTTTTATTAAAAGAAATAAGGGTATATATGCTTGGTCACCTATGATAGAAAAAGGTAGAAGATTCGTTAAAGTTGATGCTCAGTTTAGAGCAATTAGGGACAATCTTAAAACGCATATATCAATTCAAGCAGGAGAAGCTATTTCTCCCACTCAAATTAGGTATATGCAATATTCCGGAGCTCCACAAAACGGGTATCCGCTCTCTTATCAATCACACATAGATTGGTTAGATCTGCTAAGAGAGAGTGAGTATAGACCACATAGTCTGGACCACTTTGAACGAATCCAATATGTATGGCGAAAACTCAAAAATCCACAACCGGAAATAACCCCAG